TGGTTTTATATACATTACTACTCACATTCCAAGTGGGGTATCGTATATTGGGAAAAAATCGCTATACCACAATGTAAAACGCAAATTAACCAAAAAAGAATTGGCTGAGCAAACAGGTAGAGGCCGCAGACCAACTACTCAAGTAGTTCAAAAAGAAAGCGATTGGAAAACATATTTTGGTTCTTCTAAACCCATTTTAGAAATTATTAAAGATGGAAAAATAGATGAATTTGAACGTCAAATTATCCAAGTAGTAAACAATAAAAAATTATTAACATATTACGAGTGTAAGTACTTATTTAAATATGGTGTATTAGAGCATCCCTTAGAATATTTCAATGATAATATCCTTGGAAAATTCTTTACACGTGACTTTGGTTTATTAAAAGAAGATTAGTACATTGATTACATGTTAAATCAATCTCTAATTGCACTGACTAATACTGTGCTTGGTACTGGTAAATCAACAGCTCGTGGTAATTATGCTTATCACTGTCCTTTGTGTAAACACCATAAACCAAAATTAGAAATTAATTTTACTGAGAATCCAAAAGGTGAAAATCCTTGGCATTGTTGGGTTTGTGATAAAAAAGGTAAAAAAATTTATCAATTATTTAAAGCAGTAGAAGCATCACCACAAATAATGGGTGAGTTAAAAGCTATTGTTAAATACACAGGACCCGAAACACAAGTACAAGTTGAACATAAACTTGAATTACCTAAAGAATTTAAACTCCTAAACAACATTCACCCTTCAGATATTACAGCAAGACACGCTGCTGCCTATCTTAAATCAAGAGGTATTACTGAGGATGATATTTTAAAATATGGAATTGGATATTGTGAAAAAGGAAGATATACTAATATGGTTATTATTCCTTCTTATGATGCTAAAGGTAATCTAAATTATTTCACAGGACGTTCATTTGAGAAAGAACCAAATGTAAAATATAGAAACCCATCAGTATCTCGCGACATCATTCCATTTGAGTTGTTTATAAACTGGGAATTACCGCTTATATTGTGCGAAGGACCATTTGATGCAATAGCCATCAAACGAAATGTTATTCCGCTTTTAGGCAAAAATATACAATCAAATTTAATGAAAAAGATCGTAATGTCTTCTGTTGAAAAGATTTACATTGCTCTTGACCGTGATGCTCAAAAACAGGCATTAGACTTCTGTGAACGACTAATGAATGAAGGTAAAGAAGTATATCTAGTAGATATGAAAGACAAAGATCCAAGCGAAATGGGATTCGCTAACTTTACAAACTTAATCCAAGAAACCTATCCCTTAACATTTTCAGGGTTACTTGAGAAAAAACTTTTCCTATGAAAAAAAGAAACATTAAACATGTTAACAACAGGATTTTAGAAATTTCAGATGATGCTAAACAAATAACATTACCTGATTCTAGATACTACAGACGAAATGGTGAGTATTATCCTTCAATTACTCACGTATTAGGTTCTTACCCAAAAGGTAAACATTTTGAAGAATGGTTAAAAAACATGGGTCGATCAGCTGATTACATTGTTAGAAAAGCTGGTGAAGATGGAACCAAAGTACATGAAATGATTGAGGAGTATTTAGAAGGTAAAGAAATGAACTTTTTAAATCAATTTGGTAACCCTCAATATGATCCAACTATTTGGCAAATGTTTTTACGTTTTGTTGATTTCTGGGAAACTCATAAACCTGAATTAATCGACCAAGAAATCCATCTCTATTCAGATGAACTTAAAGTAGCAGGTACAACAGATTTAGTTTGTAGAATTGATAATTCTTTATGGATTATTGACCACAAAACATCAAACCATATTCAAACAACTTATGAATTACAAGCTGCTGTTTATGCTCATTGTTACGAAGAATGTTTTGGTGTTAAACCTGATAAAACTGGTATTTTATGGTTAAAATCTTCTAAACGTAAAGCATCTAAAGACAAAATGCAAGGTAAAGGATGGGAAATGATTTTACCATCTCGCACACAAGAAGAAAATATCGAAATCTTTAAAACAGTAAAACGTTTGTTTGATTTAGAAAATCCAAACGAAGCACCTGTATTTACTGAGTTCAAAACTCAAGTGAAAAAAGAAGATTAAAAACGTCATATTAAAAATGTGGAGGGGCGAAAGCCCCTTCATATATTCACCGCATAAATAAAGGTTATGAATTTAGGTAGAAATGGTTTCACCCCAAGAGTCCAAGTTAATTTTAATTTGAAAAAAATGATTGGACGTGTTTTAAAATGCAATATTTTTCCTACACTTTTAGGTAGACTTCTTTATATGCATGATGACAAATGTTATTTTGAAATTTTACCAAATGAAAAATGGCCCAAATATAATTCGGCAGCCGGTAAAGTTGAGTATCTTCCGGAACATATGGTGATAACAATGAAATTCGAGGAAGAATAATAACATTAAATGTTTCGCCATATTTATAACAAACTTAATCCATGATTGGACTGATGTCTCTTTTAAAAGAAGTACAAGGAAAACCAAAAGCTATATTCATGGCAGGTCCTGCTGGCTCTGGAAAGTCATTTATCTTACAAAGAATAGTTCCATCTGATTTTAATGTAATTAATGTTGATGACACCTATGAGGAATTACTCAAATCCTCAGGCATTGGAATGAAGTTAGCTCAAATGTCACCTGACGAATTAAAAAAAGCAGGTGAATTGATGGGTCAAGCTAGAAAAGCAACAGATAGTAAATATCAAGATACAACCCAAAACTTAAAAAATCTAGTTATTGATAGTGTAGGTGGTTCTTCTAAAACATTGCTCAAGAAAAAATCAGAACTAGAAAATTTAGGTTATGACACTATGATGGTAATGACTTATGTATCGCCTATAACGTCACTAGAGCGCAATAAACAGCGAGACAGATCATTGTTGCCGAGTATTGTGATTCGATCTTGGCGCGACGTAAATAAAAATATAGACACGTATAAACAAGCATTTGGTGATGATTTTACAATAGTAGATTTAAACCCTGAAGATGCTAATAAAAGTTTTGATGAAGAGTCTATTTACAAAACATACATTGAACCTTTAGGACAAGTAGGTAAAGAAAAAACTCCCGAAGAAAAAATTAAATCTGAAAAAGAAGCCAAACAAATTTATTCAGATATAAAACAATTAATGTCAACTCAACCTGAGTTTGATACTTTAGAACAAGCAAAATCAAAAACCACAAATTTTATAAAAAAATGAAACTAGTAGACTTATTAAACGAAGTAGAAAAAACTGAAAAACCAGTTAAAGAAGTTGCTCCTGTTAAAGAAGAAACTTCATCAGTAATAGATGAAATTGGTAAATTCTTCCAAGTTAAAAAACCAGGCAAAGGTATGACTAAAGAAAATATGGTATGTGAAGTTACTGTATTTGATGAAATCAAAATGGACGAAACTAAAGGTGTTTACAAAAACAGATCTGAAGCTAACCGCCATGCAACTGAAGCTTTAAAAGAATATGAAATGCAGCTTAAAGAAATGGAAGATGCTATGGAAGCTTTTAGAGGTGCTAAAAAAGACATCGAAGAGAAAAAAGCTGCAGCTAAAGAAAAAATCCAAAAGCTTAAACAATAATGGATTCACTCACAAAAGTCTTATTAGAAGATCTTTTGGAAGCGGATAATAAAAAAGTAACCGCTATCTATGGGGGTGGATTTAAACCACCCACCAAAGGTCACTTTAGTGTTGTTGAATTAGCAGCAAAACAAAATCCTGAAATTGATGATATTATTATTTATGTAGGGGCAGGTGAACGTGATGGTATTACTCAAGGTGAATCACTTCAAATTTGGGAACTATATAAAAAATATCTTCCAATTAAAACTACAGTAGAACCTGTAAAAGCACCTGTTGGTGATATTTTACGTTATGCTAAAGAACATCCTGAAGAAACAGTACTTTGGATTATAGGTGCTCGTGAAAATAACCCTGAAGATTTTACTGACATTGCTTCTAGAACTAGAACAATGGAAAAATACCCAAATTTACAACTTCGTGTTATTCAAACTTCAGGTGGTGTTAGTGGAACAGCAGCACGTAAATCAGTCAGAGACAACAATAAAGAACAATTTTTTCATCTAATTCCAGATATTGAAGAAAAGGAACAAGTATGGGATATTGTTTCTTCTGTTGTAACTGAAGGAGTAGTTCAAAATTTAAAAGATACATTAAAATCTATTTGGTCAAAAGGTGGAAAACTTAAACAAGATATAATAGATGGTGCTAAAAGAGAAGGAAAAGAAACATCAAAATTAGTTCAACTCCTTAATAAAATGCTTCATGGTGATTCAATCACAAATGATGAAAAAACATTCATGAAAGCTCAAGGTAAAGATTTATTAAAAATATTACCTCTTGTAGCTATACAAGGTATTCCTTTACCAATTCCTATTACTCCTTTATTATTAGTATTAGGGAAAAAATTTGGATTTAATATACTTCCTGATTCTCATGAGGTTATGCCTTTATCAAATTTAACCGAACTGGTAACAGATACAGATGTAATTTGTGATAATTGTGGTTGGGACTGGCCTATAGCAGATGGTGGAGATGATTTATACATCTGCCATAAGTGTGGACATGATAATAACCCAGATTTAGAAGAAGGTAGAAAAAAGAAATCCGATCCTAAAAAAGGAACAGGTAAAAAACCGGAAGGATCAAGTCGCAGATTATACACAGACGAAGATCCTAAAGATACAGTTAAAATTAAATTCAAAACTAAAGAAGATATAGTTGATACTTTAAATAAAAAACA